TTGTATTAGTTGTGGGTCAAAAAGTGCCAGCGCATATCATGCAGGCCATTACCGAAGCATTGGAAGTGCAGGACACTTACGATTTAACGAGCAGAACTGCCACCGACAATGCGCAGCCTGTAACACCCATTTATCTGGTAACCTCATCCGATACCGACTCGGACTTATTAGAAAAATTGGAATACACGCTGTTGAAACACTCGAGTCTGATAACAACACAGTAAAATTGACAATAGATCAAATAAAATCTATAAAAGTGTTGTTTTCTGATAAAATAAAAGCTTATAATTCTAATACTAACTAGGAATCGTATTATGAAAAAATCAACTTTAAGTTCTTACGCTCAAAAAGCTTATCAAGCTGGCATGGATGCAGAATATGATGCAGCCCATCAAAAATATTTTAAAGAACGTAAAGAATTAGAATCTTTAGCCGCTAAAAGATATGCAGGTGCAGAAAAGGCATCAGATAGAATTAATAAAAGCAAGTTTGTATCAAGAGAAAAACATCATGGATTTCACGATGGCCGTTTAGGTGAACATAAAGGCGGAGCTTCTGAAAATAACGTGTATGAGCATCAAAGACGTAAAGACTAATTAATAAAAAAAAGGAACTAGATATGGGTTACTACAACAAAGAAAAACTACCAAAAGGCGCAACAGCTTCAGACGCTTCAGGCGAACGTAAACTTGGTTTAAAAGGCGGCGTTGGTATGGGCAAAAAAGATGCAACTGGTGCTGATAAGCAATTTAAAGGCGGCAGTTCAGAAAAAGTTTGTTACGAACACAAAAGATATAGTTAAGTAAACGAAAACCCAAGTAGCGTTAGCTTCTACTTGGGTATTCTAACCACTAATAATGGAGGTTTATTAAATGGCTAATGTAAATTCTACCGATAGTTGCTTATCTTGTAAATTTTTTATTACAGGCGGCCAACTCGGTTCTTGTCATAGATATCCTCAAACATTTAACAAAGCACCTTCAGAATGGTGCGGTGAATACGTCTTTGCTAACGTAGCAAGAACTAAAGACGAAGTCACTCCTGAACCTATCCACGCACCACAGTTAGAATCAAAACCTATTCAGATTGAAAAAAAAACTTTGAGGATTAAAAAATGATCAGACCTTTTGGCGATAAAATATTAGTTAAACCTATTGAACGTGAAAAGTCATCTATTCCAGGCTTTGTTATGCATGAGGAATATAACATGGGAACAGTCATAGCTGTTGGCCAAGGTAAAAAGATCAAGGAAGGCCGATACGAACCTATGCCTGTTAATATTGGTGACAAGGTTAGATTTGGCACTATGGGCAAAGATGAATATCTTAAATACCAACAAGTGACCGATAACGGTGAGAACTATCTTATAATGTCTTGGCAAGACGTATGTTTTATTGAGGAGGAAGAAAATGGCAACTAAACCAGGTTTGTACGCAAATGTCCACGCAAAACGTGAACGCATTAAAGAAGGCAGTAAAGAACGCATGAGAAAGCCAGGCACAAAAGGCGCACCAACTGCTGAAGCTTTTAAAGAGTCTGCAAAAACAGCGAAAAAAAGAGTAAAATAGTCTATTAATAACAAAGGAGTAAATCATGGCCATTAAGTTGGAGCTTGAAATCAAAGAAGCAGAATTAGCAGTAGCAGGTCTATATAAACTACCTATGGAAGTAGCAGAGCCAATCGTGCATAAGATTAAAGCTCAAGCTATGCCACAAATAGCAGCCCAGCAAGAAGAGGCTAAAGCTAAAGAGGAAGTTAAAACAGACGAGCCTGCGCCAAATGCAGATTGAACAACGTCAGCTAACGGACTTAATTCCGTATATAAATAACTCTAGGAAACATTCAGACGACCAAGTTGCGCAAATAGCAGCTTCAATTAAAGAGTTTGGATGGACTAACCCTATCCTAGTTGACGGTGATAACGGTATTATTGCAGGCCATGGTCGTATTATGGCGGCTAAAAAGCTAGGCATGACCGAAGTTCCTGTCATAGAATTAGCACACCTATCCAATGAGCAACGCAAAGCGCTCATCATTGCCGACAATAAACTAGCCCTAAACTCTGATTGGGATACTAATCTATTGTCTATTGAACTAGCCGACCTAAAAGAATTGGGTTTTGACCTAAATTTAACAGGTTTTAATGCAGATGAATTAGCCAATATATTGCAGCCTGAACAAATAGAAGGTTTGACTGACGAGGATGCAACTCCTGAATTACCTGAAGAGCCTAAAACCAAACTAGGCGACATATATCAATTAGGTGATCATCGACTTATGTGTGGCGATAGCGCAAGCCTAGACGATGCAGAAAAGCTTATGAATGGTGATTTAGCAGATTTAGTATTTACTGACCCACCATACAATGTTGCTTATTCAGGCAGAGGCGCTAATAATTTAGGCACTATTAAAAATGACGATATGTCTGACAGTCAATTTGAGCAATTTTGCAGAGATATATTTACCACTTATCACACTTACATGAAGCCATTAGCTTGTATTTATGTATGTCATCCTGACAGTCAATCAGGCCCTAAATTAGCTTTTGAGAAAACCTTTGCTGAACAATTTAAAAAATCATCTACTATTATATGGATGAAGCAATCAGCAGGCATGGGTTGGCAAGATTACAGAGCGCAACATGAGCCTATCTTATATGGATGGAAAGAAGGATCAGGCAAACATTTCTTTTGTGGCGACAGGACTAAAACAACAATATGGAAAATAGGTAGAGACGCTCAAGCTAGTTATGTGCATCCTACTCAAAAACCTGTAGCTTTACCTCAAGAAGCTATAAATAATAGTTCTAAAGGTATGGATGTCGTATTAGATTTATTTGGCGGATCAGGCTCAACTTTAATTGCTTGTGAAAAGATAGGTAGAAAATCAAGACTTATGGAGTTAGACCCTAAATATTGTGACGTTATCGTCAAGCGTTGGGAAGATTTCACAGGTAGAAAGGCTGAACTTGTAAGTGTTTGATTTAGAACATCTAATTTTTAACACTTTTGGTCAATAAAAAGATGCTAGAGCACGTTCCGACAGATAAGACAAGAGAGCAAGTATTAAGCGCTTCAGGACTAGGTTTGCCTCAAGTTCAAATAGCGGCACTACTTGGTATTTCCGACGTCACCTTACGCAAACACTATGAAAAAGAGTTGGCTGTGGGTAAAGCTACTGCGTCGGCTCAAATAGCAAAATCTTTATACAATAAAGCCGTATCAGGCGACACAACCGCAGCTATATGGTGGACTAAAGCACAAATGGGTTGGGGAGAGACCAATACGACTAAAGTAGGTAATATTGACGGCACTCCGTTAGAAGGCATACAGATTACCTTTGTAAAACCAGGCGATGGATCAACAACTTAAAGAAGCATTAGGCAACGCTGCCTTCCCTGAAAAGCTATCGTGTTTGTTTGAACCTGCACACTCACGCTATCGTATTTTATACGGTGGTCGCGGAGGGGCGAAGTCATGGGGAGTGGCTCGCGCTTTATTACTATTAGGCGCTAAAGACGTCAAACGTGTGCTATGCGCTAGAGAGTTTATGACCTCTATGAAAGACTCGGTGCATAAGCTATTGTCCGACCAAATAGATGCACTTGGCCTATCCTTTTTCTATGAAATCACACAAAACGCTATCCGTGGTCGTAACGGCACAGAGTTTGCCTTTGTAGGCTTAAAAAACAACATAGCGAATGTGAAGTCTTTTGAAGGTATAGATGTGTGTTGGGTAGAGGAAGCGCAAACCGTATCTAAAACCTCATGGAACGTGCTTATACCGACTATCCGTAAAGAACAATCAGAAATATGGATCACTTTCAACCCTGAATTAGAAACAGACGAAACCTATCAACGCTTTGTAGTCAACCCACCTGAAGATTCAATCATTCAAAAGATTAATTGGCAAGACAACCCATGGTTTCCTGAAACGCTACGCTTGGAAAAAGATGCGCTCCAGGCGCGAGATTTACAGGCCTATAACAACGTGTGGGAGGGTTTGTGCCGCTTAACTGTTGACGGTGCTATATTTGCCAATGAAATGAACATGGCCGAGCTACAAGGCCGCATCACTCGTGTGCCTTATGACGCTACCAAGCCTGTTCACGCTGTATTTGATTTAGGCTGGGCTGATCACACAGCTATTTGGTTTGTGCAATTCATTGGTATGGAAACACGTCTAATACGTTATTTGCAAGATACGCAAAAAACCATGAGCCATTATTTGCAGGAAATGCAAAAACTAGGCTATTTTTACGATACAATTCATTTACCACATGACGCTGAAAGTAAAAACATAGCGTCAAACGGCAGGTCTATTGATGACATAGTAAGAGCAGCAGGCTATAAAACAAACATACTGCCTCGCGTTCCTGTGGTTGATTCTATAAACGCTGCACGAACTATATTCTCGTCTTGTTATTTCGATAGAGAAAATTGCGCGGATGGGTTACAATGCTTACGTCATTATAGATACGAAGTCGACCCTGATACAGGTCAGTTTAGTCGTAATCCACTCCATGACGTGTATTCTCATGGTGCTGACGCATTCCGATACATAGGACTTATGATTAGTGACAAAAAAGAACGCAAAGCTCAAAAACAAATAATTACGCCTGGCGCAAGCTGGATGGGATAACTTATGGCAAAGAAAAAAACCGAAGCAGTCGATAACGATCCACGTATTGCAGACGCAATCCAATTCTTACAATTTGCAAATGAAGCTGATCAGATGAATAGATCAGAAGCATTAGAGGACTTAAAGTTCGCAGCAGGTGATCAATGGCCTGTTGAAATCCAAAATAGCCGAGTGCTTGAAGCTAGACCATGTTTAACAGTCAATAAAGTTGACGCATACTGCCGTCAAATTACCAATCAAATGAGGCAACAAAGACCACGCATTAAAGTGCATGGCATGAATACAGAATCAGACGCAAAAATGGCGCAAATCATACAAGGTATTTGCCGTCATATTGAAGTGCAATCAGACGCCGACCAAGCCTATGACAAAGCAGGTGACTTTGCTGTAAGAATGGGCTGGGGATATTGGCGCGTTACTACTAAATACACACGAGATGATTCGTTTGACCAAGATATATACATCGAACAGATAGATAATCCTTTTACTGTCTATTTTGACCCTAATTCCTCTCAACCTGACGGCTCTGACGCTGAAAAGGTATTGATTACCACAGTCATTCCTAAAAAAGTATTTAAGAAAATGTATCCAAATGCCGAGATAGACCAAGGTTTTACTATGCGAGGCACAGGTGACCAAAATTCAGAATGGATTATGAAAGAGGACATCCGTTTAGCTGAATATTTCTACACAGAACGCAAGGCTATTAAGCTATGTTTACTATCAGATGGCACAAGCGTTGAGGAATCAGACTTACCACCACAAGAAGTATTAGACGCTTCAGGTATCACAATCTTGGATAAACGTGATTCCTATAAAAAACAGATCAAATGGTGCAAATTGACCGCTATGCAAGTGTTAGAAGAGGGCGAGTGGGCTGGTAAATATATCCCAATCGTGCCTGTTTATGGTCAAGAAACCGTTGTAGAGGCTAAAAAGAAACGCTTTGGCCTAGTTCGTATGGCTAAAGACCCACAAAGAATGTATAACTTTTGGCAAACTTCTCTTACCGAGTCAGTTGCATTAGCACCTAAAGCTAAATGGCTATTGGCTGAAGGACAAGATGAAGGCCACGAGAACGAATGGGCGCAAGCTAACATCAAATCTATGCCTGTTCTACGCTATAAACAAACAGACATTGATGGCAAACCAGCGCCTGTGCCACAAAGATTACAACCTGAACCACCACCAACAGGCGTTATGGCTGCAGCTCAATCTATGACTACTGATTTAATGCAAGTAGTCGGTATATTTGACCCAGCTCAACTTCCTACAGGTAATTTATCAGGTAAAGCATTACAAGGTCAGCAACAACAAGTGGATATGACTAACTTCCACTACTATGACAACTTAACTCGCTCTATTCGTCAAACAGGCCGTATTATTCTAGACTTAATACCTAAAATCTATGACAAAGAACGTGTCATGCGTATTATTGGTGATGACGGCAAACCTGAAATATTGACTATCAATCAATATGGTCAAGACGAAGAAGGCATTGATCGCATACTAAATGACGTCACAGTCGGTGAATACGATATTGTGATGGATACAGGCCCAGGTTATAACTCTAAACGCCAAGAAGCAGTAGATTCGATGATGGCTTTATTTGCAGCCGATCCAACACTGATCCAACAAGCTGGTGACCTATTAGTTAGAAACATGGATTTTCCAGGCGCTGATACGATTGCTGATCGTTTAGCCGTAAACAACCCATTAGCCAAAGTGGATGACAAGTCTAAAGTGCCACCAAGAGTGCAAATGGAATTACAACAACTATCAGCTCAAAACCAACAACTACAACAAGCGGTTCAAGAGTTGCAAATGGTTATTAAACAACGTCAAGATATTGAAGGAGTCAAACAAGATGCAGAAACTAAACGTAAGCTCATGGATGTCACAGCTAAAGCAAACGATACTGAAGTTCGTGAAGAAACTCGTAGACGTGACACAGACATTGATAACCAAACTAAAATTGAAATTGAAGAGCTTAAAGCAACGGTTGCTCTCTTATTGGCAAGGATGAATGGCGAGAACGCAAAGCTTGTCAACGCTGAAACAATAGAACGAGCTGTTTAAGTAACAATTGATAAATAAGTAGTTTTGTAGTATAAAGCAACAATCTACCAATGGATTCATTGGGTAAAAATCTTGGAGTATTCCATGTCAGAAAAAGAAGCAGGAAGTGTAGTCACTTCTGCAAACGCAGAGGAGTTCTACGCAAATAAGTTGGGTTTAGCTGAACAGGCACCGATTGAGGCTGAAGTAGAAACACCTAAAGAGGAAGTTGCTACAACAGAGCCAACGGAACAAGCTGAAGTTGAGAGTGAACCAGAAACAACTGAAACAGAAACAAAAGCAACAGAGGAAAAGAAACCAAATCCAAAGCTTGAAAAGCGATTTTCAGAGCTAACAAAGCAACGTGAAGAGGCGCGTAAAGAAGCGGCTCGTGAACGTGAGGCTCGTGAAGCGTTAGAAAGTCGTATAGCAGAGCTAGAAGGAAAGGCTGAACCAAAACCTGTAGAGGAAAACGTAAAGCCACAGCCTAGTCAGTTTAATGACGCGTTTGAATACGCTGAAGCATTAGCTGAATGGAGTGCTGAACAAGCTATACTGAACAAAGAAAAGCAAGATGCAGAACGTAAAGCTCAAGAGGAACGTCAAAAATTGGCAGAATCTTGGAAGCAACGCGAAGCAACTATTAAGGCGGATTTACCTGATTATGATGAAATGATTGCCTCGGCAGCAGACGTTCAAGTGAGCGATGTTATCAGAGATGCGATTGTGGAATCCGATGTAGGCCCTAGAATCCTATATCATTTAGCAGAAAATCCTGAGCTAGTAGATGTGCTTAATTCGTCTAGTCCTGTTAAAGCCCTTCGTGAAATTGGAAAATTGGAAGCCAAGTTTGAGGCAAAAGCAGTCACAAAAGAAGTGCCTAAATCTGAAGCTGAACAAAAACCTCAAGTTGCACGCAGTAAAGCACCTGCACCTATAACTCCTATTAAAGCGAGTTCCGTAGTTGCTGATGTTGGCGTGGACACCAATGGTGAATTTCATGGCACTTATCAACAATGGCGTGAGGCTCGGAAAGCAGGAAGAGTAAGGTAGCAGGATATTAAACTCTTAAATAAGGAAATATCATGGCTAATAATTTACTAACCATTAGCAAGATCACTAACGAAGCGTTAATGGTCTTGGAAAACGAATTAACATTTACATCAGAAGTTGATCGTAACTATGACGACCAATTTGCTGTTGTTGGTGCAAAAATTGGTAACACAGTTAACGTAAGACGTCCTGGTCGTTTCATCGGCACAACAGGCCCAGCTCTTAACGTTGAAGACTTCAATGAAACTTCAGTTCCTGTTACTTTATCAACACAATTCCACGTTGACACACAATTTACTACACAAGACCTAGCATTGTCTTTAGACATGTTTAGTGACCGCGTATTAAAACCAGCTGTTGCAGCGATTGCGAATAAGATTGATCGTGACGGTCTTGTAACTGCTAAAAACAACACTGCTAACATTGTTGGCACTGCTGGCGTAGCACCTACAGGTTTAATCACATTCTTAACAGGTCAAGCTTACCTTGACTCTGAAGGCGCTCCACGTGATGGCCGTAGATCATGTATCGTTGAACCATTTACATCTGCAACTATTGTTGACAGCTTAAAAGGTATCTTCAATCCACAAACAACTATCTCTGATCAATACACCAAAGGTTTAATGGGTCGTGATTCAGGTGGTATGAATTGGAAATTAGACCAAAACGTTGTTTCACAAACATTTGGTTCTTATGCAACATCTGTTTTATCATGTAACGTTACAACAGCAACAGGCTTCCTAACAAGTGGTTGGGCTTCAAGCTCTAACATCACTATTGGTGCAGCTACTGCTAATGCTTCACTCAACCAAGGTGACGTAATTACTATTGCTGGCGTGTTTGGTGCTAACCCACAAAACCGTCAATCATACGGTAAGCTTCGTAACTTCGTTGTAAATTCACCTGTAACAATTACTTCAGGTGGCACAGCTACAGTTAACGTTTCACCAGCTGTTATTACAGCAGGTCAATTCCAAAACGTAGTTGTAACATCAACAGGTTCACAAACTGTTACTCCATTCAATAACACAGGTGTTACATCACCACAAAATATCATTATGCACAGAAATGCGTTCACATTAGCTATGGCTGATCTTGAATTGCCTGACGGTGTTCATTTTGCTGGTCGTGCATCTGACAAGGAAATTGGTCTTTCAATGCGTGTAGTTCGTCAATACACTATTAACAATGACTCAATTCCTACACGTCTTGATGTGTTATACGGTTGGGCGCCACTCTACCCAGAGTTAGCTTGCCGAGTAGCAGCTTAAGTAATGTAACGGTTAGGGGATGTAAAAGTCCCCTACATTAATCAAACAGAAAAGGAAAATTTATTATGGCAAATCCAGGCCCAGCAGTGACCCAAAGCTCACATCCGCAGCTCGTTGGAACCAACCAAGCGCTTCGTTTGTTAGCTGTTTATCAAGGTGTTAATGCTAATGTAACAGGTGACACAGTATTACCTATCATTAACTCAACATCTTACTCTGTAAAAAATGTTGTTATCACAAACGCTTCAATTAGCCTAACTACAGCTGCAGCAGGTTTATTTACTGCGCCAGCAGCAGGTGGCACAGCAATTGTTGCAAACGCAGCTTTATCTGCTTTAACAGGCCCTACTGTTGTGTCAGAAAGAACTGTAGCTTCAACAGCTGTTCAAACAGCTCAAAACTTATACGTTAACGTTGGAACTGCACAAGGTGCGGCTGCAACATTTGATGTGTATGTTTATGGCTACGACTTAACACAACAAAATCCGTAAGCATGCAATAATGAGAAGAAGCCATTAAATTTCTAATGGCTTTTTTTCTATTAAAGTTTATAATTTAATTAATTCAAGGAAACAATCATGGCTAATACCACAGTTATAAGACCAGCAGGAAAAACCTCTGTGATTGCTGTTACAGCTACATCATCAACTTCAATTACTATTACTCCAAACACTAACGACCAAGTTAATTATGCTGCATTTATCAATGCTGGCACTAAAGCTTGTGCTGTTACTGTTTCAAATTTACCTACTGCTCCAGCTTCAGTATTTCCAACAGCAGGCACACCAGGTGATTTTGTTTTACCAGCTAATATGATACTCCCTATGGTAATTGCAGTTCCTGCAGCTCCGTTCCAAGTCACTGCAATTTGTGGTGGAACTGACACAACAACTCTTTATGTAACCCCTGTTGGCGATCAATCTTAAGGAAATATATGACTAGTCCTGCTCAATCATCTGTTCAGAATTTACTGCCTGTTCAAGCCTATTTTACGGTTACAGGCGATTTTATTGAGTTTATTGGGCAGAACAAGCCATTCTTTGCAACCATTGATCCTAATCAATCAGGCTTACACATTACTAATAGCACGATTGATAGCACGACTATTGGTGCTACAACGCCTTCTACAGGTCATTTTTTATCAGGTCAAGTAGACGCTACTCCAACAGGTTCTACTGATATTGCAAATAAACAATATGTAGACTATGCAGTCGCAGGCGCTTCTTGGAAACCACCAGCAAATGCAGCTACAACCGTAAATATTACGCTTTCAGGCCTACAAACCATTGATACCGTGCCTCTTGTAGCAGGAAACACAGTATTAGTTAAAGACCAATCAACTTTATCTGAAAATGGCATTTATATCGTATCAAGTGGCCCATGGTCTAGAGCGCCAGGTGCTGATACTTGGGCTGAATACGAAGGCGCTATTATTTATATTGAATCAGGCGGTCAAGCCACAACAGCTTGGTATTGCACGGCTCAACCTGGAGGCACATTAGGTGTTACGCCACTCCAATTCTTTAACCTATCATTTGCAGCAGGTTATACAGCAGGAACAGGATTAACATTAATTGGCACACAATTTTCTATTACAAACACAGGTGTAACTGCAGGTTCTTACGGTTCATCAAGTAAGACTTTAACTGCACAAGTTAACGCACAAGGTCAATTAACTTCACTATCTGAATCAAATATATCTATTGCAGGCTCACAAATTACAAGCGGAACTATTGGTTCTAGCTATTTATCAGGTTCTTACACAGGAATCACAACCGTTGGCACATTAACAGGATTAACTGTATCAACTTTACCTTACCAATCAGGCCCAGGCGCTACAACATTTTTAGCACCTAGCACTAATGGCTATGTTTTAACTTTAGCCGCAGGCGTGCCTTCATGGGCTGCGCCAGCTTCAAGTGGTGTTACATCTGTTACAGCTTCTGCACCTTTATCTTCAAGTGGTGGTGCTACACCTAATATTAGTATTACCCAAGCTACAACCTCTACAAACGGTTATTTATCATCAACCGATTGGAATACGTTTAATAACAAGGCTAATTCAGGCGCTAATTCAGACATTACGTCTTTATCAGGTATCACAGGCGCTATTTCAACACCAAATTACATATTATTTAATACTTCTTACGCAACAGCATTAACTGCTGGTCAATTAGGTTGGGATAACACAAGTAATACGCTTGCTTTAGGCATGATTGGCGGAAATGTAACTCAACACATAGGCGAGGATCAGTATTACTACGCAAAAGCTTCAAGCGCTATTACTAAAGGCCAAGTTTGTATGTTTACAGGCTCTGTTGGCGCTTCAGGCGTTATTACCGCAGCACCAGCAACAGGTATTACTGACGGAACTTACATTGTAGGTATAGCAGCTGAAAACATAGCTTTAAATGGCTTTGGCTTAATTCAAACAGTCGGTGTATTAAGAAACGTCAACACTTCAGGTATTGGTGACGGTGAAATACTTTGGTATGACCCTGCTGTTACAGGCGGTTATACAGCTACCAAACCTACTGCACCTAACGTTAAAGCTCAAGTAGCAGCCGTAATTAATGGTAATTCGTCAGGTGGCGGTATTATTGCAATCAGACTTAATCCAGGATCACAATTAGGTGGCACAGACTCAAACGTTCAATTTAGCTCATTAGCTTCAGGTCAAACTATTATCTATGACGCTGTGGCAGGTTATTGGAAAAACGCTACTTTAACAGCAGGTTCAGGCATATCTATTACAAATGGCGCAGGTTCTATTACGATTGAAAGCACAGGACTAGCTATTACTGATGATACAACCACAAACGCTACAAGATACCCACTATTTACTTCAGTTACCACAGGATCATTAACAACTGAATTTGTAAGCTCTACTAAATTCCAATTTAATCCAAGCACAGGCGCTTTAACAGCAACTAGCTTGACACCAACAAACCCTGTAGGAACTGCTTATGGCGGCACAGGTGCAACATCATTGGCTGCGGCTAATATTCCTGTCACTAACGTAGCTAATACATTTACTGCGGCTCAAACATTTAGTGGGTCATCTAGCACATTAGCAGCGGTATTTACAAACGCAGCTGAAGTAGTCACAGTATCAGCAACTGCAGCCACAGGCACAATTAACTACGATGTAACCACACAATCAGTTCTTTACTATACAACTAACGCTTCAGCTAATTGGACTGTAAACTTTAGAGCTTCAAGTGGCACGTCTTTAAACACAGCTATGTCAACAGGTCAATCAATGACTGTTGTATTCCTAGTATCACAAGGTGCAACTGCATACTATAATAATGCAGTCACTATTGACGGAAACTCTATTACACCTAAATATCAAGGTGGCACAGCATGGTCAAGTGGTAATGCTTCAGGAATAGACGCTTACTCATATACTATTGTTAAAACAGGTTCAGCTACATTCACAGTATTTGCATCACAAACACAATTTAAGTAGGAATAGTTAATGTCACTATTATCAAGAATAGCAGTAGAGGCAGCTAGAGGTTTTGGTGTATTTTCCAAAAAAGGCGGTGTTTCTGCTACTTATCTTGCTGTAGCTGGAGGTGGTGGCGGCGGCAGTAATGCAAACACTTATAATGGCGGAACAGGTGGTGGCGGTGCTGGAGGATATCAAACATCTACTTTTTCTTTATCAACTCTTAATACATATACTATTACAGTAGGTGCAGGAGGTTCAGGAGCAACAGCTGGAACACCTGCAACAGGAAGTAATGGAGCTAATTCAGTTATTTCAGGAGCAGGTTTATCTACCATTACATCAATTGGTGGTGGCGGAGGTGGTAAATCAGGAGCTTCAGGAAATGAAGGTGCAGCTGGTGGTTCAGGTGGCGGAGCGGGAACATCAGGAACTGCAACTGTTTCAGGTGGAGCAGGAACATCAGGACAAGGTAATAACGGAGGTAGTTCGTCTTCTACAGGCGCAACTTATGGTGCAGGTGGTGGTGGTGGTGCAAGTGCAGTAGGCTCTAATGGATCAGGAAATAATGGTGGTAATGGTGGTGCAGGCTCTGCGTCATCTATATCAGGTTCAAGCGTAACTTACGCTGGTGGTGGAGGCGGTGGAGCTTACACACCTGGAACTGCTGGAACAGGTGGTTCAGGTGGCGGTGGCAATGGATCATTAAATTCAGGAACTTCAGGAACAGCCAATTTAGGTGGTGGTGGTGGAGGTGGCGGATCAGGAAGCGGATCAGGAAGTAGTGGCGGCGCAGGCGGTTCAGGCATAGTCATCATATCTTACGCATCTGCTACACCTTTATTCGTAGGTGGCACTCTTACTACTTCAGGTGGTAACCAAATACACACATTCACATCTTCAGGCACATTAAGCCCTCTTACACCTGTAACAGCTAGTTATTTAGTAGTGGCTGGTGGTGGTGGAGGTGGTGGTTATGGTGCAGGTGGTGCAGGAGGTTTACTTACAGGTTCTACAACTATCTATGCAGGCGCAACTTATGTAGTAACAGTTGGTGCTGGTGGAGCAGGTGGAAATGCAGCAACAAATGTTAGAGGAAGTTCAGGTTCAAATACAGTTTTAAGTGGCACAGGATTAACTACATTTACTTGTATTGGTGGCGGTGGAGGTGGTGCTGACATAGCAGGTGGAAGTGGTGGTTCAGGTGGTGGCGGTGGTGTTCCTGGCTCAAGTGGAGCAGGAGGTGCTGGCACTTCAGGTCAAGGTAATAATGGTGGTAATGGAACAGGTTCAGGAGGAGCTTCAGGCGGAGGCGGAGGTGGTGCTGGAGGAGTTGGTGGAAACGCATCAGGTGGCACAGGAGGTGCTGGCGGTTTAGGTGTTTCATCATCAATTACAGGAACATCTTTATTTTACGCAGGTGGCGGAGGCGGAGGTGGTTCAACTACAGGAGCTTCAGGTGGTAGTGGAGTGGGTGGAAATGGCTCATCTGCATCATCAAATAATAATACATCAGGAACTCCTTTTACAGGTTCAGGTGGTGGAGGTGGTCGTGATAATAGAGGTTCTGACGGAAATTCAGGTATCGTTATCATCTCATACGCTGGCTCACAAGTATTTAACGGTGGTCTAGTCACATCATCAGGTGGTAATACTATCCACACATTTACAGCTACAGGTGCTTTAACACCACTTACTAATAACCTAAACAATTCTTTAAGGGGACTATATGGAATACAACATGCTTTTAGTGCAACAAATAATCAAGGTGGAATTTATTTTAGTGCAGACGCTTTAGTCATTCTTGATTATCCAACTTCTTTAAACTGTAATTTAGTAACAACGCAAGTTTTTCGTGACCCTTCTGCTTGGTATCATATAGTAGTTTCAGTAGATACAACTCAAGCTGTAGCAGCTAATAGAATTAAATTATATATTAATGGTAACCAAGTAACTGCGTTTAGCACATCAACTTATCCAACTCAAAACACAATTTTAAGAATGGTTGCATCTGGAAATAGCGGTTCTATTGGTCGCTATTATGACGGAACAAGCTATTACTATGACGGTTACATGACTGACATTAACTTCATTGACGGTCAAGCACTAGAACCATATTACTTTGGCAATAATGACGCTAATGGTGTATGGAAACCAATTCAATATAAAGGCACATACGGAACTAACGGTTTCTACCTAACATTTAGTAACACAACATCTACTACAACATTAGGCTACGATAGTTCACCTAACGGTAACAATTGGACAACTAACAACATTAGCTTAACAGCAGGCACAACCTATGATGCTATGTTAGATGTTCCTACTAATACAAGTGCGACTGTGGCTAATTATGCTGTATGGAGTCCATTAGTTGGTTCTGTAGGTGTAACTTTATCTCAAGCTAACTTATCAGCAACATTTGATACTGCTAGCGGAACTAGATATGGAACAATAGGAACAATAGGTGTTTCTAGTGGTAAATGGTATTGGGAATATGAATTTAGTGCTGGTGGCAATAGTGCATTATTAGGAATTACTCAAAAACCATTTGCTGTTCAAATGGGAACATGGCCTGGTGAACAAACAGGTGATTACGGATATTTTGGAAGCAATGGCAATAAATATACTGCTGGTTCAGGTTCAGCT